GGCGGTGCCGTTGGTTTTGCCACCTGAGTAGCCCTTGATCTCATTGGAGGCGCTGTACTGACCGTCTGCGGCCTTAACTGCCACCTTCACCACCAGAGGCTTGTCGTGCAGTTCGCTGCTGTCTTGGGGCGTCATAACGCCTGTGGCGTGGCATATAGCAGACAGAGTGCGCTGTGCTATGTCCACTGCAATCTGGTTCGGATTGTTGAGGTTCAATCGATCTATCAATTTGCGGCCAGCGTACTGGCCCTCGACAATCTCCAGACCAAGCTGCAAATAGCTGCCAGTCATAGCCTTAGTCGGCTTCTCCTCGCTCTCGACAATCACTGCCGAATAGTTTCCCGCTGGTAGCGGCTCGTATGTAGCGGCTGGTTCAATAGCCGCTGCGTTAAATCCGTTCAGTTCCATGTGAGTTTTCCTTCTCTACTCTGCTACAAAATCTGCAAATGGGTTGCGGTCAAACGTGAAGGCCAGAGGCTCACTGATGTTAAACCGATTTTTCGTAACGCTCGACGCTTGGGGGTGGCAAATGATCTCTCGCTCCCCCGTCGAAATCGCACGTTTCTTGTCGCCATCACCGCCACGAACAAATGTCTTCAGTCGGATCAATCCGACCAGATCGACGTTGTCGGTATAATTTGGCAGTGACTTCTTGTGCATGCGAACGGTGTATCGTGCGAAGGCGTCCATATCGGGGAGGTCGAGCATCTCAGTATCGGCATGACCAATAAAGATGACGTTCATTCCTTTTTCGTAGGCGAGTGATCCCGCCCAGTCCCTGATTTGCCTGTGCTTCTCAGCGGCTGCACTGTATCCTGCGCCGTAGCCGCCGCCAGCCTGATTAATCGACTTGGCCTTGGGGTCAGCCGCCACAATCTCTGCTTCAATCAACGTGCCAAGCTGGGTGATCGAATCAATCACCAGCGTCTTGTGGTCGTGCGTCTGTGTGGCAAGCGCCTCAATCGCGTCCAGCACGTCCTGTGTAGATGTTGCCAATGGAAACAGGTTGACGTTATCATTACCTGCAAGGCTGGCTGTGCCGTCCTCCGTCCGAATGAACACCGGGCTTTTGAACATAGCAGCCAGTGTTGTTTTTCCCATTCCACCTTCACCAAAGAGGGTGCAGATGATAGGCCGCTGTCCTGTTGGCTTGCTCAGTGTTTTAAGATCAATCGCCATTACTCAATCCTCCATGCCCGAAAGCTGCCATCGTCCTGCTGCTGACAACGCACCAGCAGCCCCATGCGCTTGGCTGTATTTCTGATACTGGTGGCCTGCGACTGCTCATCAACCACAACGCTGTCTCCAACACTCATTTGATTAAGCAAATCTTTCCACTTGCCCGATCTGTCCCGCGAGGGTGTAGTCATTGGCACCCCCTTTTCGATTTTAAAGTCCATTACCAGTCCTTCCCAAAAACAAGGCTAAATACCTCATCCAAAATTTCATCTATGCTGCGGTTCATGCTGCAAACTCCATGTCTGGGTGGTCGCGCCACCATTTTAATTTCCGCTCCAACCTGATCTGATTTGGGCTTTTGCTTTGGCCGTCCATAAAGGTGATGGCGTCTAATGCCTGCACCAACATCTCCAGTTCAACGTCATTCAGTTTCATCGTTCTTCCCCTCTTCAGTCCAACTTGGTTCTGGACTGAGTGAAACCTTCACATCCTTGCGAAACCGCAAAGAGCAATTTTGTTTGTTTCTCATTTTTTCTTTGCGCTCCTGCTCTGATGTTTTTGCACTAGAGCGCGGCCCTCTGTTAATCGAAACCATTACAGTGTCTCGATTTTGACGCCTACTTTGCCAGCTTTGGTTTCAAAGGCAGGCGCAATCTTGGCCCACAACTTTGGCTCATTAGCCAGAAGGTAACGACAGCCAGCGGCATCCGCGCTGACGGTTGTTTTGACTGGGTGTAAATTAGAGGGAATTTTACGGCTGATTTTGTCCCAAATAATAGGGTCAACTTTACGGCTGACAGGCTGTGTCAGCGTAATTTTGTGGCCCTCAGTTTTGTGAGATATGGAGCCTTCATCTTTGGCTTCCAGTGCAGCGTTAAGCTGTTCTTCGATTGCGTGGCGCTTTGCTGTCAGCGCCTTTTCTTGAGCTTTGATATCCAACCAATCGGCGGCAAGAATATCGACATTGATATTGTCCATTTCGTTCTCCATTTTCACATTCACTTTTTCTACAAGACGATCTTTACTAAATGGTTTGCAGCATGTAAAGCTCTTTTTTGAAATAATGCAAAATTGGAGACTACAATGGACGATATGATACCTCTTGAGACCATACGGGACGCCCTGCAAGATCGTAGGCTGACCGTTGTGGCACAGAAATCTGGGCTGTCGCACCCCACAGTGAAGGCCGTGCAGCAGGGCAATGAAAGAATCAGTTTGAACACTTGGAGAAAATTGTCAGAATATCTCACTGTGTATAAATAAAAGGTCAAAAAAAATGACAATAAAAGTGGAAGAGTATTGCGAGAAGATGGGTTTTTTCTTGGTCACAATCCCAGCAGGGACAAAAGGCCCAACCCGCTTTGGCTGGCAGAAGCCAGAGCAGGCATTGAGCGATCCAGAGAAGGCGCGTCTGTATTACGAGCAAAACCCCACCCATAATGTGGGGCTGTTGCATGGGGCGTCTGGAACCTGCGCCGTAGACATCGATCATGTCGAATACACCAAGCTGATCTTTGAAGAACTGGGCATCGATTTCTCAGAGCTTATGCAGTCGGCTCCCCAAATCATTGGGCGCGAAAATCGCGGCAAGCTGATCTTCAAGGCACCGCCCGATCTGATTACCCACAAAATATCGTGGCCCGTCGAGGGCGATCCCCGCAAGACAGAAGTGGTCTTTGAGCTACGCGCTGGGGCGGTGCAGGATGTGCTGCCGCCATCAATTCACCCAGACACGGGCCGTCCATACGAGTGGGCCGGTCGTTCAATCTTCGATGGCCTGCCAGACCTACCGCCCCAGCTACTCACAATCTGGAGAGAGTGGGATAAATTTCGGCCCCAAATGCAATCCATATGTCCGTGGCGGCGTGAGCCAGAATTTCAGCCACCGCGCAAGCCACGGCCAAAAAACAATGACGGCACCAGCGTGATCGACGCCTTTAATGAGGCGCACGATATGCATTCGTTGCTCGTTCAATACGGCTACAAGCAGACCGCAAAGGATCGATACCTGTCGCCCAACTCCACATCCAAACTGGCAGGGGTCAAGGTCTTTGAGGATGGCCGCGCCTTCAGCCACCATGCCAGTGACCCGTTTGATTCGGCCCACAGCTTCGATTGCTTTGAGCTATGGACGCAGTACGAACACACGGGAAACGTCACCAAGGCGGTCAAAGACGCCGCTGCGTTCCTAAACGTCAGCAACAACCCAGATTACGAATACGATCAGGAGGCCATTGAGCATGGCGCAAAGGTGGCGGCATCAATTATGTCCAAGCCTTCGGCCAAGGCGGAGCCGCTGGGCAATATCCCAGATCATCTGCTGTCGATACCGGGCGTCTTGCAGGACGTGGTCAACTATTATTCGATCACCGCCATCAAGCCACAGCCCCAGTTTGCGGTGCAAGCGGCCATCGCCTTTGGCTCCACAGTGATGGGCAGGCGCTGGGTGACAAACCAGCGGAACTTCTCCAGCCTGTATCTGCTAAATATCGGTGAGACTGGATCGGGCAAAGAACACAGCAAGACCGTACTTGAGCGGTTACTTGAAGAGGCGGGGCTGGAAGACCTGATAGGGCCAGCGGGGTACACCTCTGGTGCAGGCGTGATGTCCACACTGACCAAGAAGCCAGTTCACGTATCTGTGATCGATGAGATGGGCCGTATGCTCAAGTCAGCAGCGGCAGTAGGCCATCAGCATAAGGCTGACGCTTTGACATCCATCATGGAATGCTTCGGGCGTACAGACGGCGTCATGCGGCAGGCTGGATACGCAACCAACACAATGAAGGCGTCTGAGGCCGAAAAGTTGGAGAAGGTGGTGAGGCGTCCATCCCTGACGCTGGTGGGC